GTGTGGCGCGGCGCTTGGGTGTAGTGGTTCGCCCCCGTCCGCGACGTGCCAGTCTCCAGGCTTTCTTATTAATTCCGCCAGCCTGTTTGATAGCCCATTTGGGGAGCTTGCCGCGTCGTGCCACCCATGGCCCTTCCTTTACTTCTACATAAAGTTTAGTTTATACCCGCGTAGGATAGCGCACCTATTATATCGGGGTTCCTACATGTCCTCGCATGGGTGATACAGTCGGACTAACCTTCGGGCCAAGCAAGCGTTACCTCGCAACAAATAAATTAGTTGTAGGCGATACGCTAGAGTTTAATATCGTGGACTTCGCCACGGATGAGATCGACACCGAATACGGTTCCAAGCTCTCATTCGAGATTAACATCCTCAAATCCTCCTCATCGGAAATTAAGCCAGGCGAAGCAACATGGAACACAATATGCAACGCTGCCCGCGAGCTGCACACCTATTTCATTAAGGAAAAGGTTGTGTTAGAGGGGCCAAAGGGGATAAGCCGCTGGGTAATGCAACTCAAAGTTGAGGAGAACGGATTTAGACTTGACGTGATCGGATGATAGAACCAACAGACGTTGGTGCGTGTAGCTGTCATAAATCAAGTCCGAACCTACATCTTATCGGGATTGAATTCTGGATTTGTAAAAAGTGCCATAAAAGGATGGAACTATGAGCATGAGTAAAGTGGACCGGGAGTTTTACAGCCTGATAAATGCACTTCGTCATCCCACGGTTACTCCATATGACCGTTACTGGGAAGCAATAGATGAGCTAAAGCACGTCTGGCGCAGTTACCATGAGCGTTAAGTGCTGCGACGAACCTTGGCTTGTCGAAGCATGGGCTGATAACACCAGGTATTGCCAGAGCTGCGGCAAATTAGTGCCAAAGAGGGTGAATAGGACGAACGGCGATGGGCGCCCGAAAGTGGTTAAGGAAGGTAAAGCTACTACTATTGATAGTTTTTAGCCTTCCTGTGGCTTTGAATGGCTCTGAAACGGCTTTATCAGCGCTTGTCTAGGCCCGGATTATACGTTGCTACCACTTCGGCCGGCTTTTCGGGTGCTGTAGTTGCATTGTCCAGGGCTTGTTGTAATTTGGGCATAAATTTATTTGCCACGAGTTGAGCCGGGAAGGGTAAGCTCTCCATAAATTCCGCTGAAGCCATCATAAGTGCATTATCTGGATCGGTTTTTAATTGTTTAATTCCGCCACTCATGTAGCCACCGAGCACTTCAGGAACTAATTTTTTTATTATTTCAGAAAAAACGATAGCCAGGTGCTCTGTGTAATCCTCAAGCATCGCCGGAATATCCCAGCTCTTATCCAACATCCGTTCCTCGAATAAATTATTGGTTTTCAAGGCTACTCTGGGGATGATCCAAAACGTGTAAAGTGCCATGATCGCGATAAGCTCGCAAGTCATGAACAGCAAAAATAATATTTCCTGGGTCACAATAATCCCTTCGGAACGCAGCGCCAGGCTTGAGCTGCAATATCCCATTTTGGAGATGAAAACTGCCCGCACTCTGGGGGCGGGCTTGTCGGGAGGGAGCTGGGCCAACAGCGCCACTGACCCGAAATTAATTTACGATAAAAACCCGGCGGACATTCAGTGCCGGGACCAGGCAATTCAGCAGGTGGGGTCGGTTCGGAGGGAGGTATTAGATCATGCATCGGTAAATCCTCTGCGATAGAACGCCAGGTTGCCGCAGCCAGGGCGAGCCCTGCTAACGTTTTCCAATTAGCTTTACTTGCCAAATTTCCCCCCACCTGAAACGATAAGCCAGAACGGGATCCAGACTTTCTCCCAGAGAGCTGCAGTTGTTCCGGCTGTTAGTGGTTGACCAACAAATAATTCTTTAGGATCGGGAAGTCCTATCTCTAACGCAGCCAGGGTCACATCGATTAGAGCTGCAATTTTTACGCCAGGCGGTAAATCTGCTGGACTATCAGTTATCCAGTCAGGCAAAAAATCCCCGGCTATTATTGCTAAATTAATTTCGGTGCCTGGCTTCTTTGGCGATAACCGATCCAATACCAATTTAGTAAATGCAAACCATACTACTGCGCTGATTACCCAGGTGGGAATTAATCCTAACAGATCAGCTAAATCATCACGTTCTATAATAGACTGCTTAACCTTAATTTCCTCTGGCATTATATCCGCCCATCTGCATAGCAGAAACCAGTAACCAGGATAAATATTAATCTAAAGATTAGAGACTCCCAGTCTTTATCTTCCCAAGGGTGGCTCGCCATGAGCTCAGCCCCGGTAGATTCGCCCCGTCATAATAAAAGACCCGAAGTATGCTGCTTGATCACTCGGTGCGTCAACTTCTACCTTAACCACAGTATATGGCGGAATAATAATAGGCGACTCATCACTCGACCTGGCGTCTTCTTGAGAACTTCCCGACGTCATAAAAACCACAATAGAACCATTTAAAGATATTTGAGCACCTGCCTGAAGTTGATCCGTTAAAGTTGAGGGCACCATATAGGGAGAAAGGCTCATACGCCCCACGCAGGTATAATTTCCTGTGGTGAAACTTAGAACGGTATTCAGTGTAGCGCTAGCCACAATTTGACCAGTGTAAGCGAAAAAGTGATTACCTACTAGTTCAATACTTTGCGACGGCCCCGTAAAGCTGTTGCTAGCTCCGACTATAGTCCCGCCGCCTCCGCCACCGCCTGCCCCATTGGGCATAATTCAGGGCGCGTAAGTTATGCTTACCGCTACGTCTACTGTCTCGGCCGTTGTTGCACTAACTGAAAAGTCGATCTGGTTACCTGGTATAATGTCAAAGAGTCCAGTGCTGGACTCCATAACTACCGGCTGGCCGTTATTGCCGTCCAGTGGCCCGGCTGCCTGGTTGCTCCAGCTCGGCCCCGCTACGATTTGCTGCACAGAAACCCCGTCGCCCTTAAAGGCAAATACGCTGACACCATCTGTGGAGCTGGTGTGATCAGGGGAGCAGCTCATCGAGATCCGGACAACTTTAGTCATGCCCTCCGGATTTGTAGTGCTCTGCGATGCGCCCAATAGGCCCGTTATGGCAGCGAATGTCCCTGCAGTCAGGGAGGCTGCGGCTAGCGTGTATGTCCTTGTTTGTAGTCCGCTCATTTTTAGATTTTGAAGTAAAACTTACTCCCTCCAATTTTGGTTGCAGGTAAGGCTTTCCTTGCCCATGCGCCAATCGCAGCAATACCAACAGCCTGGACTAATGCTTTACGTCCGGGGTCGGTTTTGATAAGTGCCTGGCTGTTAAACGATAGGGTATTGACCGCGCCAGTCAGATTACCCTTGAGTAATTGCCCGACAACGTCTCCCTTGTTTAGATCATCAACCAGGCTAAAGCCTGCAGCCATACCAGTTATACTCGGGTGCGGAGTTATCATTTTTCTTCGGGCCATGGATCTCCTTGGGTTATTGCGTGTGGCGCGGCGCTTGGGTGTAGTGGTTCGCCCCCGTCCGCGACGTGCCAGTCTCCAGGCTTTCTTATTAATTCCGCCAGCCTGTTTGATAGCCCATTTGGGGAGCTTGCCGCGTCGTGCCACCCATGGCCCTTCCTTTACTT